TTTACGCTGCATTGGGTGTGGATATCCTGAAAGATGTAACTGAGCTTGGCTCGTTCTCTTTGGCAGATTCTAACACCAATCTCGTTTCTTTGGCAATGAGCCATCGCCTCAACGAGATTGCAGACGTGCTTAATAGTGACCTCATCCCGCAACTTTTTGCGCTGAATGGCTGGAGCCAAGAACGGCTCCCTAAGTTTGTTCCGGGTGACATCTCTGAAATGTCTGCTGACGAATTGGGTAAGATTATTCAGCGTTCGGGTTCGATTGGTCTTATTGTTAAAGATATTAAGACAGTTAATCGCCTTCGTAAAGCAATTGGTATTGATGAGTTCCCTGAAGATACTGATATTGAAAGTCTTGAGTTTACGATGGAGTCTAGCAATGCTGGTGAAGGCATGCAGACGGCGGGGGAGGGAACTGCAAAACAGCCCGGACCTAAAGATTCCAGCACTCAAAATTCAGAAAATGCCGCGTAATAAGGAAACTAATGAATAGCCACAAGCTTGTTAGGCTTCTAGGAAGCCTCAAAAATAAGCCGCACTTGATTTCCAAGACGGCTTTCCAAGAAGTAGAAACTTACCTCAATGCCCGCAATGCAGGGCTTCTCAACCTTCCGCAAGAACCCCAACCGCAAGACGAAGAAGATAGCCTTGAAACTGTTGGCGATATTGGCGTCATCACAATTCGTGGGCCGCTTACATATCGCTCTACGGGTTGGGAAGGTCTGTGTGGAGGCTTCTCTTACGAGATGCTGATTGACCAAACAGAAGACCTGATTGAAGCTGGTGCTAAGACGATTATTCTGGATATGGATTCTGGCGGTGGCGAGGCATACGGTTGCTTCGAGGCTGTGGATGAAGTTCGCTCCATGTGCAACGCTGCTGGAGTAAAGCTGCTTGGCTACATTGATGGCTCTGCATGCTCCGCAGCCTATGCGATTGTTTGTGCTTGCGATGAAGTTGTCATCAACCCTTACGGCGATGCCGGTTCTATCGGCGTCCTCATCGCGTTGTACAACGATAGCAAGATGCTTGAGAACGAAGGCATTCAACGTACATTTGTGACGGACGGAAGCGACAAGGTTCCTTTCGCAGACGACGGTTCGTGGCGCGAAGGCTTCCTTGCAGACATGCAGAAACGTGTTGCTGAACTTGGCGATGCTTTCCGTGCTCATGTGTCTAAGTACACTGGTTTGTCCACAAAAGACCTAAAAGATACTCAAGCCCGAGTGTACTCTGCACAAGATGCTCTGTCAATCGGTTTGGTCAACAAAATTATGACTCGTTCCGAGTTTGTAGATTACGTGCTCAGTTAAAGGATTAACGATGCTGGATTATCTTAAAAAGAAGTTGGGCGTAACGCCTGTAACCCCGGAGGCTTCGCAAGAAGTCAAACCTACAGGCGATCTGCCTGAACAAGAAAAGGAAGAAACGATGAGTGACAACAAGCATGTTGAACTTGCTACGCACGAAGCCGTTCTGGCCCAACTGGCTACGCTGACTGCCGAGATGGAATCGGTCAAAGCTGCCACGGAAGCTATGAAAGCTGAGTACGAAGAAAAGCTGTCGGCATATGCTGCTGCGGAAGAACAAGCGAAAGCTGATGCTCTGGCTGCTAAAGCAAAAGCCCGTCAAGAAAAAGCTGTTGCCAAAATGGGCACAGAAAAGGCTGTTGATTTTCTGGCTGCTACTGAAGACATGAGCGATGAGAAGTTTGATTCTTTCCTCGCAATTTTCGCTACCAATGCTGATGCCGAAGCTAAGAGCGAGTTGTTCAATGAAATCGGCGTGGAAACCAAGGCAGACGCCCAAGTTGAGCCGAAGGTTGAACATTTTAATAAATACCTCCCTAAGAAAACTGCTAAGAAGGAATCGAAATAATGACGAAGCTTGCTACTCGTTCCAATAAACTCTCTGGTGTTCTGGCTTTTGAACAGATGCCGGAACATGGTGTCTGCCGCCGTGCTGTCACCGTCACTGTTGCTGCTGGCATGGATGTTGGCGCTGTCCTGCAATTTGACGGCACGAGCAAATACAAATGGGTTGCTAACGCCGACGTTGCAACACTGAATGCTGACGTTGTTGTGCTGATTGACACCGTTCTGGATGTTCCGTCGCTGACTCCGGGTGATTACACGCTGACCGTCCTGCGTGTTGGTCATGCTGGTGTTGTGGATCAAGGTCTGCAATTCAAAGATACCGTCACTTCGACGAACCTGCAAACCGTCTACACGGCTCTGCGCGCTAAAAACATCCACGTCCGTACCGGCGTCTAAGCCAAACCCGGCGTTTAATAGATAAATAAAGGAATACTAACATGGGTATGACTATCCGCGATTACTATAATAGCTTCAAGAACGCAGATTTCGTTGATTCGATTTCTCAAGTTCCCCTGCAATACGGCTTTATCAACTCGCAAAACCTGTTCTCGGTTAAATCGACCAACCAAACTGCTATCGTTTTCGACCGCGACTACGCATCAGTCACGCTGCTGCCGCAAGTTAACCGTGGTGCTAAAGCTTCGACGGAAAACCACGAGCGTAAAGTTGATACGTTCGCTCTGAAACTGGCTTACTTCAAGCATGAAGATCGAATCACCAACGACGACATCCAAGGCTGGCGTGCTCCGGGTTCGACCGACTCGGAAACGTATGGTCGTGCTACGGCAGAGAAAATGACGGACATGGCTCGTGCTTGGCAGCAGACTCAAGAGTACATGAAGCTTCGTGCATTGCAGGGGGTGTTTAAAACACCAGACGGCACTGTGATGGCTGACATGTACGCTCAATTTGGCATTACACAGCAGTCGATTGACTTCCTGCTGGGCACGTCGAGCACGAACGTCGATTCGATCCTTCGCCAACTGAAAAAAGCTGTTGCTACCAACGTGATGAACGGCGGTGCAATTTCGGGCGTATCGGTTCTGGTTGACCCGCTGTTCTACGACAAGCTGATTTCTCACCCGAACGTCAAAGCTGCTTATCAGTTCTATGCTGCCGGCGGCGCTGGTAACGCTGTTCTGCGTGATGACAATACTACCTATCAACAGTGGGGTATTACGGATGCGTTCCAACTGCGAGGCCTGAAGTTTATCTCGTATGACGCTACCTTTAACCTGCCGGGTGGCACAACTGAAACCGCATTCGCAGCTAATAGCGGTGTCGCATATGCTGAAGGTGTTCGCGACCTGTTCCGTGGATATGCAGGCCCTTCCGCTAAGCTCAGTGCGGCGAATGAACCGGGTCAAGAAATCTTCGTTCGTCAGTATGTAGACCCGAAGGATGAATATGTTGAGTTTGAAATGGAAGCGAGCCCCCTCTATTTCGTTACTCGTCCTGCGTCGATCATCGCTCTGACATCGAGCAACTAAGATTCTTAGCCCTCTTCGGAGGGCTTTAGTCTCTTGACTATAGGGACTTCTCATGAGATAATACTTATGTTGAGGTTCTTATGCTAAGGAGATTTATGAGGGGTGCAAAGAAAGATCGGTCTAAAGAAATCGGCAAGATTTACGGATCGCTTAAAATTTGGGACTGCGGATACAAATATTACACGTCCAACACAGGAAGAAAATCTGGTGTAGCCACTGCATATTGCGTTTGTGATTGTGGTAGTTTCAGGGTTGTTCTGTTAAACCATTTACAAGCAGGTAAAGTGATATCTTGTGGTTGCGAGTCGCTAGAAAGTTTTGTTCAAGCAGGCTTAAATAAACGAAAGCATCTGCTCAGTAATCACATTGGCAAGAAGTATGGTCGCTTGACGGTTCTTGGGGAAGGGCCGAAGAGGAGAAAACGTGAGTTTGCTTGTGTATGTGAGTGTGGCAATCTCGCTTCCTCGCCCATAACCAACCTGTTGAATGGCACAGTTTTGTCTTGTGGTTGTGCAAGAGAGAACATAGGTTTGTCACATCAACACACTACAGACGACTTCCTTAGAGATATCCTGAAAATTACAGAAAATAATTACGATTACTCTAAGGTCAAATATGTTTCAAATCACGAAAAAGTAGAAATAGTCTGCACTGTTGACGGGCACGGCAGCTTCTTCCAAACCCCTGCTAACCATAAACAAGGTGCAGGTTGCCCGAAGTGCAGAGAAAAAGGGTTTAACGATACTCTTGAAGGAACGTTGTATGTCCTTGAAGCAAACGGCATAACAAAGGTTGGCATCACAAACATAAAAGCGAGGCGCAGGGCTTCGTTTGTCAGGGGCAGTTCTAGGATTGATTTCAAAGTTTACAATGAGTACAGGTTTAGTTCTGGTGAAGAATGCCGAACTATCGAAGGTATTGTGCTTAAATTGATGCGTGAGAATCATTTGAATCCTGAGACCCCTTTTGACGGATACACCGAATGCTTCTGCGACGTTGGTGCTGCCACAGTAGACAACTTAATTAAAAATGTTATAAAGGACTACTATGATAATTGACCCTAATACTCTTATAGGGCAGTTGAGGCTAGCACTTGGCGACTGGCGCGATTTACCAGTATTGAGCGACGACATCTACCAGAGCGCTCTTGACAAATATAATAACAATTTTAAAGCAGCACGCGCTCTGTGTGGGCAGTACATCCTTGCGACACTTAGTTTTGATTCTGATGCTAAGATGGGTATTATTATATCCTACGGAAGTCAAGTCTACAACCAGTACAAAGATTATCTGTTGCTCGTCCTAAAAGATCCAGCTTTTAACGGTGTTTGCCCGCTTCCATATGTCGCCGGTGCTGATTGCTTGCATCCCATTCTGCAATTCAAAGAAGACTTCACAAACGCGCAGAATCGCCCAACATCCGACGAACGCCTGCATCAAATTGCTAGCGGCCCTTTCGATCCATACGGCGGTGACGTGGCGAATTCAACACCTCCAGAAATTCCGAGTCCGTAATGAATAGTTTAGACCGAACAGTTGCCACTATGATGTCCCGATACGGAATGCAAGGTTACGTCTCTGTCGCTATTTCTGAGACGTATGACCCTACAACCTCAGAGAACACAGTTTCTTACCAAGACTACGCCGTCAACATTCTTGTGTTTGATTATGTACGGAAACAAGAAGGTGTTGGTGAAGAGAAGAACACGCTCGTACAGACTGGTGATAAGCAGGTGTACGTGCAGCCTCCACAGAAAACAGACACAGGCATTCCACTTCCTCATTTGTCACCTAACAGTGACTTTCTGAAAGTGGGTGATAAAACTTATAAAATTGTCACAGTGAAGCAATACAACCCATCCATGTCTTCTGATGGTTGTATTGTGTACGAGCTTTACGTGCGCGAATAATAAACATACAAACATACAACTTAAAGGAATTAAAATGGCTGCTTGGACAGATTACGCTGAAAATAAAATTGTTGATGCAGTGTTTCGTGCACAACCTCTTAGTGCTCCTGCAACTTTCTATGCTGGCCTGTTTACCACGGTGGATAATGATGCGGGCACTACTCGTGTAGAAGTGAGTGGAGGTTCGTACGCGCGTGTAGCAATCACCTCGTCGCTGGCTAATTGGGCTGGTACGCAAGGTGCAGGAACTACTACAGCATCGACTGGCACAACTGGTACAACATCAAACAACAACGCCATCACGTTTGCCGCCCCCACTGCTAATTGGGGAACCATCCAAGGTATGGGGTTGTTCGACGCACTCACTGGGGGTAATGAGTGGGTTTATGGCGCACTCTCGGCCCCTAAAACAGTTAACAGCGGTGATGCAGCGCCCAGTTTTTCCGCTGCTGCGTTGTCGATTCAAATCGACAATTAAACCTGTTGATAACTAAATAAGAGGATTACCGAATGGCATATAATTTAACTCTTACTAATGCGACATTTGTCGCCAGCTCGTTCGGACAAGCCCTAAGCTCTGGTACTGGTGTTACCACTCCGATTACAGCGATTACATCGTCTATGGCGAGTTGGGGCATCTCGCTCCGCATCAAAAAAACTGCGCCTAGTTCGTTGACCATCGCGATTGGCCAGACCAAGATGTTCTACATCGGCATTGACGGTAACGGTAACGTCCAGTGCAACTATGGCAGCTCGTCGGAACAGTCGGTTTTAACCAGTGGTACACGAT